GCCGCCAAGCCAACACCAGCCGTAATGACAAGCTGACCAACAAAAGAAGCTGCAAAAATACCTACTGAAGAGGTTGCACCGAAAATTAATGGAATTGCGGCAATGATGAGTTGCGGCATTAGACGCTCCAGCCGATCATTGCTTCACTCGTTGGCATAAATTCTAACCCGTTCAATCCAACACCAGAAATCATACTTCCGCAACATACCCCAAGAGAGCCTCCAACGCTATGACCTCCAAATGAAAATTTAGGATTGAATAAAGCTAGATCACCTCGTTGCAGAGATCGAATATCTTTCCGAGTCAAATATTGATCGACAGCCTTTTCAATCTTGATTGATTTGTAAAATTTCATCATTACCTGACATGATGATTCAAAATCGTCATAATCAAAATCAGGGAATACATTCATGCCGTATTGAGAAGCGAAAGCACCATTAGCAAAACGAACGCAGTCGAACTTTCCCCATTGAAATGAACGATCTCTGCAAGAGTCGATATAATCATTTAGTTTTGTCTCCCAGTTAGGAAGTTTATTTACGTCCCCACAAAATTGTTTTTGTTTGTAGATCGTTGACGTAATCAAAGCCTTTGTCATTTGGATAAACTCGTTTTTGATCTTCTGATGTGTACCGCCATACTCTTGGTCGCTCTAGATCGATCATTCTGGATTCAACCGTTAAGCCAATATTCAAAGTCTCTCCAGCATCAGCAATCGTCATTTGATCCATCAGACCAGTAAAAATCGGTATATACTCATTGCGATCAGAGGAAGAAACATCATAATTTATCAAATCAATATCAACAATATATTCCCCAGCCTGTGTTAGCAGAAGATCAGGCACTCCAATAATTCCAAAATAAACATTAGCTGTTCGATTTTGATATTTTTCATCAAGAGCCAAAGACATGATCGACGCTGAAATTCCCGACAAAGAAATAGTTATACCTCTTGCAGAAATATCAGCCGTATCTTCAACTGTTGAAATACTTAAAAGCGTTCCTGCTCCTGTATATGTGTCGCCATCATAAATAAGATCAGTAAGACCGTTCCATAGCCTGACAGCACCAGAATCAAAAAGCATTTCAACAAGTATAATTGGTCGGACAACATCTCCCTGAAGAACGCTATCAAACCCTGTTGAAATAGGCTTGGTCATAACGCCTCTACTGCTGCAAAGGAAATGCCGTAGATTGATGCAGTATCAATGTTGAATGAAGTTTCTGGTGAACTCAGTCTAAATACACCAACTGCATTTTGAACAACCACCGTATCACCATCTGTTGGTGATGATCTAAGATCAGGCCAAATTGAAATGTTTGCCTCGTTACTTGCATTCGATGAAACATCTTCCAAAACTTTGTAAAGTTTTGAGGTCGCACCTGACCCTAGCTGAATGTAATCCCCAGCCCGTAAATAGTTTGTTTCACTTGCTGGCAGCCCGTCAACAGCAACTGTACCACCAGACTGCGATGCTCCGTTCACTACAGGAGTGCCGGGCGTTGTAGAAGCCGATCCTCTTGGCGTAGCAGCCACTGGATCACCCATTGTGAAAGTGCCGTACTGACCGCCTAGAGACATTAAGAAGGCTATCCATACATCTGCATCTGCCCTGACTAATGCTGGCAGAGTAATTGTTGCTTCCCACCTAGAGCCGACATTTTTCTGAACTTGCTGCCGAAATGTAAATGGCGAACTGCTTATCGCAACCGAATTGCGAGCTGTCATTGTAATCTGAGCGATCCCTGTTGATGGAAATGTCAGAGGATAAGAGATTGCCATTGATCAGCCTCCGAATGCCATTGCGAACGAACCGCCTCGACGTTTTGCATCCACAACTGCATTCTTAGCGGCATTCGAGATTTGCGGCAACAACTGCTGAATCTCAGCACGAACGGTCTGCTGAACGCCTGTAGAGATATTGATTGTCTGGTTGATAGTTACCCCACCACCTGAGTTGCCACCTAGAGCATTATTAGGGACGATAGAGCCACTACTGCCGGGCATAAATAGTTCTGGGCCTTTCTCCCCGACAATGTACGGGCTATTCGCGGAGACTGGGCCACCTTTCGCCATGAATGGCCCCATCCCTGTGTAGCCACCAGCACCGTATGAGAATTGCCCACCGCCGCCCATGCCAAACAATGAGCCAAGATTGAAGCCGCCACCACCAAACATTCCAGCCAGCATCGATCTAATTTGAATTCGTATCAGATCGGAGATAATCGAATTAGCAAGTGATTTAAAATCTGCTTTGCCTGTCATTACAAAGCTGACAAGTGCATCTTCCATGCCTGAGAAAGCATTTGTCATTGCATCGGAAATCTGACCGCCAACGTCCATTGCTTTTTCACGGATTTTTGCAAGGCCTTCCATGAAGCCGCCTTCAATGGATTGCTTGTAAACTGCATTAGCTTTGATCAGTTCAAGTTTTGTTTGCTCAAGTGCCATTGCCTCTGCTCTGAAAGCATCGACCTTTTCACCTGATTTACCGATCAACAGTTTATCAAGTTCTGATTTGAATTTTTGCTGATCAGTTAAAAGTTTGTAATCCAGAGCAGTCATTGAGGCTTGTTTGCCTTCGAGTTTCAACAACTCAATAGACGCCTTTTGATCTTCGAGAAACTTCTTGAGTTCGTCTGTTCCACCAGTTCCACCACCAACTGCCGTTGCAAGTTTCTTTTGGTTTATCATCGGGGGATTTCTTGTTCCTATGTCAGGATTCAAATACGGTTTTTTGCTTACATTTATTTGAATCCCAGCTAATTCTGCTGATGCACCAAGATTTTTAACTTGTTGATCCAATGCCTCTAACTGGGATTGATAACCAGCAAGCAAATCTTTCAATATGTTTATTGAGCTTCCGATCAGAACCTTTGAAACGTCATCATTTGCCGCGACAAGTCTTGCTTGTGCTGCTTCTAATTCACCTGTTGTGTTTTGAATTTGCAATAATAACTTTTTTTGCTCTTCAACAGCAGCACTTTGAACACCAGAAACAATAATCTCATCAAATGATGGCATATTATTTTGAGACTCAATAAAATCATTTATGAGAGGTAAAACTTTTTTTAATGCATCTACTAAACCTTTTTCAATACTGTTTTGCATACTTTTGATATTTTCATTAAATTTATCGGACGCTTCAGCAAATTCAGTGTCAATTACTGCTGAAAATTGAGTAACTCCTTTTGAACCCTCATTCAACATTGGGATTAACTCAGAACCTGATTTCCCTAAAAGTTTTACAGCAGTTGCAGACTTTAATGCTCCATCTTCCATCGTTGTGAAACGATCTCCAATGTCCATCATAACATCGCCAGTGTCTCGGAGATTGCCTTGAGAGTCAGTGAACGAAACATTCAAAGCATCAAAAATAGCAAGCATCTCACGATTACCAGCAGAGGCTTGGACCATGTTTGATGATAGTTTTTTTAACCCGATAGCAACAGCATCAATGCTAGTACCTGAATTTTCTGCGACTTGTGAAAATTGGGATAATGTTTCAACCGCTACACCAGTTTTTTGACTGATATCTTTGAATCCGTCTGCTTTGTCGATTAGATTTTTCATAGCGGAAGCGGCCTGTTGTAACGACAGGCCAACTCCCAATGCTCCGATTATTCTGCCAAAGTTTGCACCAATGACTGACATACCAGACATTGTGCCTTGCAGTTTTTGAAATACAGCCGATGCGTTATCTTGTGCTGTGATCCGATAATTGATCGTTTCATTTCCGACTGCCATCTGTTTTCTCCGAAATGATCGTCAAATACGCTATCCAACCCAAGAACTCGGAAACTTCCATTTCCAAAATCTCAGCAGCCGTCTTATGTAACCGATCCGCTAATGCGTAAACAGCGAACGCATCGGGATCGGTCTTCAGTTTTTTACGAGGTCATCCACGTTTGGTTGTGAAATCATCTCGTTTGAAATGCGAACGATGACATCAGGTGAAACGCTGTTCATTAAATCACGCTTGTGTTCGAGCGTGAAGATCGCATCACCCTTCTCATCCTTCGCCTTTAGAATAATGCAATCAACAAGAACCTTCAAAGACTGCTCTTGAGAGCCTTTGAAGATTCTATCCTTCTCTGCGAGTGTGAATGGCGTTGAGTAGATAATTAACGGAACTCCATTCTCACCCCATTCAGGCACTTCAATCCTTGTAACGCTTTGATTTTTGAAATGTGCTTTTGCTCTTTCAAGGATATTCGACATTTGTTCCCCTTACGGTGCAGTTGATAATGTTAATGTGCCAGTGCCTTGGAATGAAAAGGTTGTCTCAACCATTCCATCAAAAGCAGCAGATCGTTCAATGCTAGTTACAAGAACAGAACCAGTATAGTATTTATCTCCAGTTGTTGTACCTTCTGGATAAAGATTCAGAGTCACACTAGCACCGACTGTTAATGCAATCTGAGCAGTATCAGTCTCATCCCAGAAACAAACGACAGACCCAGTAAAAGTTTTCATACCTGCTTTGTAGGTACGAGAAGCATCACCCATCGTGCTATCCTCAATGGTGTCTCCTGTTTCAGTAATTGTGAAAGATCGAACCTCACCTATAGTATTAGTGCCGATCTTAACAACGCCTTCGCTGCCTGTATGGTTAGCCATGATAAAGTTCCTCTGCTGTTTACGTTAAAAATAATCTCAAGCTGGTGACTCAGATTCTGTTTCAGTTGTCCGATAGGTCACCTGAAATGTCATCTTAACCGAGCCAACAGGCTGTTCGCCTGATGCATTATAATCTATTTCCGTTCCCGTCAAAACCGTATCTTTTGCGAGGCTGTTGCAAGTAGGATCGGCTAAAATAGCTTCTTCAACGTCCTTGGCAATCGCATCCAAACTATCGTCTAATCCGCTTGTTCCGTTAACCATGCCTTCGAGAGCAAAATCAACCCGGCGAATGATCTTTCTTGGTCGTGACATTGTTTCTGGTTCAGATGTCTCAGATACCGTGTAGACGAGCAATGTTGGTAGAGAAACTGAAGCAATCGGATATAATCTGGTCTGAAAAACTCTTGATCCTGTGCTGGTCAAATTTGTTACATTTGTAATAATGCGATCTCTGATTTGCTTTCTGAGATGAGACATTACTGTTTCTCCAAAATCAAGGTCGTCATGCCAGTACCATCTGACTGAACAACTCTGACCTTATATGTAATTGCATTGATTAATGCTGTATCGTTAAAACCTGCCGTTGATGGCAACGAGGCTGATGTGCAGACAAACCTCGGTTGCGTAGAAACAAAGCCCACATTGGTGTTCGCATCCGCTTCAAAATATTCGTTGTCAAATATGCCGATTACAGATGACACGCCACCAGCCGCGAGTGTGTATGTCGCGGTTGTCCCGAAATCTGTCGTATTGATCATAAAGAGTCGGTCAGCTTCAGTCTCAACAGCCATTATTCACCTCTAGGCAATCGGCCCTTGCGTTTCGTGAACTCAGGAGCGTCACTGAGGCCGATTGAGCGATCTGAGACTTCCTGATCAACCTCAACAATGTCCGACTTCTTAGCCCGTCCCATGTTAATCAAATCCTGCCCTTCACGATCATTTAATTCAATGATTGTGCCAGCATCGCAAAAATCGCCTTTTACAAATGTCGGTGTTGTTATCTCAATCTTCATTTCCACTTCTCCATCATTGGCCCTGACATAAACTTGATCCGCTCTGGATATTTTAAATGAGTGCGTACCAAATCCCAAATTCTTATATCGTTCTGATATGCGTTTGCTTTAAAATCTTCATTCACAGGTGAGTGCCAATATCGACGCTTCTGTGCATAGCAATCAAAGCCGCATACCTTGATTTCGTTATATCCTAAAAACTCAGCAATCCAAAGTGCTGCTGCACCAGATAATCCGTAGTCAGGA